TTACCTCTTGTTCTAGCTTCATACTTTTTAGTCCTTTTTAAATTAACAAAGTAAGCGAAGTCAAATCCCCTTTGCCACTCACGATGTAACATAGTGTTTAGTGGATAAGGACTTTTTACCTTACCCATTCTAAACGACTTGACACCCCTTTCATACTGTAATCTTAAAGGTGCATCAAACTTAGATAAACGATTACCTCTGTGGTCATACCTATTTATCATCTTTACCTTTCTTCTCTTCTGTTGCTTGTTCTGTTTGTTGTGGTTTAACAAAAAACTTTTGTAACATTTCTAACTTATCGTGATAGTCAGCTATCTTACCTAGCTCTACTTCGATAACTGCTTGTATATCTTGATGAGCATCTTCACCAATACCGACAGGATTTGTTAGTAATATCTCCACATTTGCTATATGTTTATTAATTATACCCATATAGTAGGTTCTTGCAGCTCCAATTAGCATTTCTCTCATTTTCTTTCTCCTATTTAAAAATTTTTCTTTATATAAAGCCCCTCAGAGGGGTGTAATGCACTCTCCGAAGGGTAAACTACCTGATTATGTAGAACCAATATCTACTGTTTCACAAACTCCAGCAGTGCAGGATAGCTCTTTACTGCCTGTTGTATGGTCTTCTTTTTCAAAGTTTTGTAGTAAAGACCAATCTATTTGCTCTGGCATCTCTTTTTGCAGTTTTTCATACTGTTCTTTTGTAATATCTTGGTAAGGTGCTTGTGCATAAGTGTGGTCACTATGTGGTAAGAAACTTATTCCTGATATTTCATCAAAGTGTTTATATACCCATGCACCCACATCCATCCATTCTTCTTCTCTAACAGAGATTGTAACAGATGGTTTGTGCTCACACCAATATTCTTGATATGTTTGCCACATTCTTAATTGGTCAATGGCTGACATATCATTTCTTGTTGTTGCACCTTCAGGTGATTTCATAGGAAAGCTAAACACAGTTGTACTATTTGGTTTCATAACATCAGGTTCGTTAGGAATGCCACTGTCAATCATAAACTGTGTTAGTGGGTCTTTGTTGTCACCACGAACAGTACGAATATAATACTTGCTATGTCTAGCGTGTATGCCACTTGCACTATCCACAAGTTGTGATACTGTTCCACTTGGTTTAACACAAGTTATTGCAGTCGACTGTGGTATACCCAACTCTTTAGAAAGTTTTTTATTTGTTTCAATAGCTTTTTCTTTTAGCTTTGTAAGTATTTCACCAACTCTTGACCCATCAAACACTTGTTGACCATCTTCTAGGAAAACACTATTGTGGTCATTGAAGAGTTTATTGTCCATAATCCCTGTAAGAGAAACACCAAGAAGTCTTTCTTCTTCTGTATTGTCTTTCCATATCTTTCGTAGATATTTAAAGTTAGTTAATGTAGATTGAAATGTTCCAAGAATAGTAGCCATCTCAACTTTTTCTAGAAGTGTTTCTTCCGTGTCATCTTCTCGGATGACTACTTCAGATAAGTTACAGAACTGATAAGGTCTTAGTATTATCTCACTACAAGGATTACAGCCAAAAGCATAATCAGTTTTACGTCTACCATTTCTCTCTGCCTGTTCAATAGCAGACTTACGATTAAAGATACCACGTTCTCCTGATTTACTTTCGACAAGTGATAACCATTCACGCATAAATGTTTCCATTTGTACCTTGCCACGATAGGCAACACTATTGTTAGACAGTGCTCTTTGTCCTTCATTCTCCCACCATTGACCTGATTTTGCATGTCTCATTTGGTCATCACCTAAATTTGAAAGACTGATGAGAGCAGAACGTCTTACCCCACCAACGACTACTACCTCACCAATCTTACACATTATATCGTGACATTCTATGGGATACAATCTTCTACCTGCTGCACCTTTGAATATTCCGATACAAAACCGATACAAATCTATTAAAGGCTCTGGACCTGATGCTCTACCACCAAATGTTTTAAGTCTAGCACCTGCAGGTCTGACATCTTCAACATCAAACTCAGGAACTTGACCAACATAAAGCATCGCAATAAGTTCTCTTAATGCTTTTGACCAACCTGCTCTAGAATCGGCAACTTTAACTACTGTTGTGCTGTCTTCAAAATGTTCATTTACAACAGGTAGTTTGTCTACGTTTTCTCTTTCTACAGAGAAACCTACACCTGTTCCACACATAAGTATATACATACACTCATCAAAGGCACGAGGACTATCTACAGGTATGTAAGAGCAGTTATATCCTGCTACATGACATTTATCTAGGGCTACTCCTGCTGTCATCAATGCTCTCATACTAGGCATGACATTTAAGTTTATTATGTGATGGAATAATTTATCTCTTAGTTCATAAAATACCCTTTCATCATAGTTGTAATTGTTTACTAAATGGTCTTGCATATAGTTTAAATATCTATCTACAGTTTCTGACCACTCTTCTCTTCTGTTTTCTTCAGACAGCCATCTAGCGTATCTAGATAAGGCTATGAAGTTCTGATAATCTGTTGGTAGTTTATGTCCTAAATTACTCATCTCTACTTCTCCCCTGTGTTACTCTTAAATTAACGACATGCACTCCATTTATTTCGTGCACATACTCTCTTAATGCTTCAGATATTTCTTCTGTAACATCCCCATCAGAAGGAATAGCATATTCATCAGGGTCTACTTTTATATCCATATATACTTTTACTCTAATCGACATTTTTAATCTCTATTAATTTTTTTAAATACCAATCTGCTTTTTTTAAATCTTGCAAACCATTTTTATATCTATATCTCCAAAGATATTTTATTATATTACCTTGTAAATAATATTCAAAACCTTTATCTGTAGCAGATTCAATAGCATCTATACACTCAATACCTTTTTGATTATAGTGTGGTGGATGGTTTACCATGTCTTTAACTAGCTCTCTGTTTAACATCTTAGATTTTTGACCTGTCGGTACAACATCTTCAAAATCTACCATATCTTTTATACTAGCTGCCATTAAGCATTCTCCTCTGTTTTAAAATTAAGTTTGATGATGTTACCATCTCTTTCAATATTTGTCAACCTTTTTTTATTATCTTTATCTTTAAAATGCTTGTCATTTTCTTTAACAAAATCATCTAAGAGGTCACTAAATTCAGGATTCTCTTCTGTTAAAGGTAATACACTACACATCATCTGACATATGTGCCAAATAGCATCTTCATCTTTTTTATTCAAAGGTGTTTTGTCAGATGAAATAATATTTAAAGTAATCATACCACTCCAATTCTTAGTTTTAGGGTCTAGTAAAGGTCTAACTTGTATTACAAAATCTTCAGGTCGTATTTTTGTGTTCATTCTTTTTTTGTTCCTTTGTAAGCTATAAAGCTATCTATTTTAGTTTTCTTTTTCTTTTCTTTTAACCAATCTTCAGGTATACATTTGTCAGAAAAAGTAAATCCCTTTTTTGTACACCAATCTGCATAATTAGATTTAGCATCCTTATATATTTTTGTTTTACTGTTTGAGAAAACAAATCTAATGTCTAAATCAGGGTGTTGTAACTTTATACTAGCATGTTTTTTTCTGTCTGCAAGTTTAAATTCACCTTTAGTTTCTATTATTATTCCATTGGGTAGTATAAAGTCAGGGGTATACTTTCGATAGTAGATGTCTTCCCATTCTATCTTAACTGTTTCATAAGCAAATTTTACTTTCTGTTCAGTAAGATACTCGGCAATACTCTCTTCTAAACTACTCCTATACCCCTTAGACATTTAGAAGTTATACCATCTAATGTTTGAGCCATAGTCGTAACCTAATGCTTTCATTTCGTCACGGACTAGTTTTTCGGCTTCTTTTTTCTGCTCTATAGCATGACGTAAGCCTTCAGTTCTACGCTCACGATATTCTTTTTTAAGTTCTAAGAGTTCTTTTTCTTTTTCCCTAATCATTTCTGCCATATTATCTATATTTTCCATTATTCATCTCTCCATATTTTTTTTGCTTCTCTTTTTAATTTGTCACTCCAAGTCCATGAATCATAGTTTGGAAATACTAAAGAAGCTAACTCATGCCTATCATTACTAATAGACAAAAACTTCTGTATACTAAACGCTACTTTTTTTAGTTGTTTTTCGTATACAGATAGATTTTTTAGTGTAAACTTCTTATGCTCTTTAGGTGTAGCAAAAAACAAATCTACACTATTATTTGGATATGCCATAGAATACAATGCCATTTGTCTTCTCTGTGCTTCAGTTGGTTTGCTTGGCATTCTTGTAGTTGTTTTTAAATCTACTATCTTGCCCTTAAATCTGAAGTCTATATAACCCATGACAGGTATTGGCATATCATCAAATTTCACTTCTACTTTCTCTTGATAGCTTTCTAAATCTTTATATTTAAAATTTGTATCAATTACTTCGCCAAAGTTTTTTAATAGCTTTCGTTCTTTTTCTACTTTAAAATCTGCTAAGTCAATATTAGACTCAGCACACATGCTGACAAACTCTGTGTCTAGAAAGTCAAAATCAAACTTTCCTGTTTCATATTTATTAGCGAGCACAGACTCTTGAACAATACCTCTTATTGCTCCTGCACCACTACCTGATTTAATACCAAACAGATACCTAGCTACCCACATAGGCATGTCGCTTATGTAGGTATTCATACTGCTAGGTGACAAGTAGTTAATGTTGTGTATGTTGAAAGGATTATTACT